ATTGGGTTTTGTTGGTAATCTAGAGTTTGATATCTCTAATTTTACCTTGTGACTTGAAGTGTCTACAGACGGTTTCACCCATAGTCCTGAATACACCTTTCTCAACAAATGCACTGTTGACGAATGGGTAGCCCGGACTTCTTCTGGTTGCTTCGTAATACTCTGTTGGAATTGCGATGCTGATACCTATTCTTGGATAACCATATCCTTCTGCATCAGAAGTGTCTAAAGCGAATAGTCTACCGATCTCTGATGAGTCGCTAGAATTGCTTGGAGCATCTTTTGATGGAATGAATGGAATTCCATAGATGGAGTCAACGTGAATACCAACACCAGTACCCTTGAAGGTTTGAATACCATTAACATCGATTTGTACGAGTTGCTCACCGTAAGGATTTGGAATCCTGACAGAAGGCATGTACAAGCCTTGAATCTCAGAGTAAACCTCGTGAGAGCCTAGGAAGACGTTTGGATCTTTACCTGCTGCGATTCTAATCTTTCTGAGGAAAGTTCTTAGAGTATCGTCAGTAAGGACACCGTTAGTACCGATAGTACCAGAGGCTGATTCGACAGTACAGTCAAAAGTAGTTCCGCTGTCACGATCTACGGTAGCGTTTGCTGCCCAAGGATCGTAATAACCGTTGTGTGAACCACCTAATGCATCTTCTTCGGCATCAGAAGAAATAATTCTATCTAATGTTTCGAAGTCTGTTGTACCAGAGTTGTTACCTGATGCACCTGCTGCTTCTGACTCGACATCTGCCAATAACATTCTGTTAAGGAACTCTTTATGCTGAACAGCCATGTACAATCTGAGGGAACCAAGTCCACCCCAAATGTCATCTTTACTGTGAGTTGCTAACCATTCCATAACTTCAGATGCACTGAATGGCAACTGAGCGGTTTTTGGTCTGATATCAATCTCTTGCAAAGTTGGTTTGACTGTTTCTGCAATTTGTCCACCTTCAGAGGTTCCACCCAAGGTAGTATTACCGTTGGTGGTATTCAATGTTGGTTTGGCAGTTATAACCCTGTAACCAGATTTATCCCAAGCATGTTTTGGTAAGATACCAAATGCATTTGCTTCAAGGTTTAGTTGAGCCCATGCATAAGCACCAAAAATTGCGTTGAAAGTTCCAGTGGTACTTGTAGTAACTGGAGCATCTGCTTTTCTTACAAGGTTTCTGTTGTAACCGTAGTATAGGGCTTCAAGCTCGTCTATTGTTTTAATTTGAGCCATTTTAGAATCCTACCTCACTTTCAGATGGAACATAGTATTTTCCTGCGAGAATGTCTCTTGCTACTTGTGAAAGATCTCCAGATGATCTTGCATCTTTTAGAATTGGTGAATAGTCTTCAGAGAATCCTTTGTTCACTGTTTCTAAAGCTGCATTTGGTCTTGGAGTTTCTGTAGTAAAGTCGAATGAAGGAGTTGCTTTTTCGATTTTGACTTGAGCTTCATCCTTTCCTGTGTTTTTACCGTCATCGTCTAATCCAGCTTGGATAGATTCTGATTGGTATTTGTCATCAGGAATGGTTACTCTAGCACCAATATCTTCTTTGTCTTGAACTTTTGGTTGCAAAGGCAAGTCGGTTTTTGGAGCCATGTTGCTGTCATTTCCTGCTTTCTCGATTGTATCTACTCTATTAGAGAGTTCAACTAGTGATTCTCCGATAGCTTTTTGTGTCTCAATCAAGGTTGTTTGTGAATCAACAATGGATTGTAGTTGATCTAACACAGAATTGACAGATTTTTCAACATCTTTATCTTCTTCGTCATCTTCTTCTTCTTTCTTCTCTTCTTCTACGTCATGTTCTTTTAGAAGTTCTTTGACCATGTTCTTAGCTTATTTAAATGTATTGTGTATATAAAGATTGTTATAAATCTCTTAATTTATTGACTAATATGGAAGCATCTAATTTAATGCTTTTTGTTTTGCCTGTAATCTTTGACAATTCCTTTTCATCCTTTCCTATTCCTGTAGACTCGTCTTGATTATACAAGTTATGATGTGAATCTACTCCTGAGTTTTCTTCTTCGTTTTTAACCTCACTTACCTGTGTAGATTCTTGATTAGTATCATATTCTTTTCCTGAAAATCTTGTTCCACCACTGTATGTCTTGTCTATTTCTTTTCCAACAGGATCTTGATTGTGTAACTTGAC